TTAACGACCATCGCTACATTTCTGGAAGGTGATGTGAAGACTTATTTTGTTTTACCTAGATATGGTGTTGCAATCGCTAGAGGTGATGGTGACGTATTCGTGGGTGATAGTGGTCAGGTACATGGAGTGATTGATATAGAAGGTGAAGGTATTTCTATGAATTGTGTGTCTTATTGTGATACTAGATTGGCTACACAATCGAATAAAGGAAAGCCCGAAAAATTGATAGGAGCTTCAGGTAAGAAAACTAGACCTACATTAGAAGGATTTATGTAAATGGTTGATTTGAAAGATATTTATACTAATGAAAATCAACGTATCTGTTTTGATTTGGACAATACGTTGGTTACTTTTCCGAAAGTGGATGGTGATTATAGTACAGTAGAGCCTATACAGGAAAATATATCTCTCCTAAAATTTCTGTATAATATGGGTCATCATATAATTATCTATACTGCTCGGAGAATGAGAACTCATAATGGAGATGTAGAGAAAGCTATTGAAGATATTGGAGCAGTGACTGAAACTAAAATACAGGAATTTGGAATACCTTATCATGAGTTGATTTACGGCAAACCTTATGCACAGTATTATATTGACGATTTAGCATTGAATCCTTATAGTACTGAGTTAGGTATTGCGTTGGGATTAGATGCTGTACAGCCTCGAAAGTTTAATAATATAGTATTTGAGAATGGTAAGGTAATAAAATCTGCTATTGGTAGTAAAGCAAAGGAATCGTTAGAGGGTGAAAAATATTGGTATGAGACTATTCCAGATGGGCTTGAGGATTTATTTCCTGATTTTTTATCGGCTGAAAATGGTACTATAGAATTAGAGAAAATCGAAGGCGTGACATTTACTTCTTTACTGTTGGGTGATACTTTAACTGATGGATTTTTATTTACTCTATTGGAATCTATTGAAAGAATACATGATTCAAGGGATGATGATATTTATCAGGGTGGCCCTAATATATATTACAACTATAAGAATAAAGTGATAGATAGGTTTATAGACTATGATTATTCTAGGTTTCGAGATAGTACTAAGGTGTTTAGGAAAATAATCAGTAAGGTTAAAGAATATGAAGCATTGGATTTGGGTATTAGATCAGTGATACATGGTGATCCAGTTTTTAGTAATGTTCTACTAACGTCTAATACGACTATCAAGCTTATAGATATGAGAGGTGAATTGGGCGGTCGATTTACAAAAGTAGGTGATGTGTTTTATGATTATGCTAAGATTTATCAGTCGTTGGTTGGATATGATTATATTCTGATACAAAATCAAGCACCACGTTTGACTGATCTATCTCCGTTAAAAAATGTGTTTGAGGAAATTTTTATGTCTAAGTTTGGTAGTGATATGCTGAATTATTTGAAATATTTGACAGCTAGCTTGTTCTTTTCACTGATACCATTACATGATAATGATAAATGTGATAAGTTTTATAATTGTATTTTTGATTTGATAGGTGAATAATGTTCTTTAAGCATTTGGGGTCGATGGAAGAGGCTAGGCGTCAGGGTAGTGTAATAGGGTTTACCTGTTCTACTTTTGATTTATTACATGCAGGACACATTTCTATGTTAGCTGAGGCTAGTTCAGTCTGTGATTTTTTGGTGGTGGGTCTATTGTCAGATCCCACTATCTCTCGCCCGGGAGAAAAGAGTAGGCCAGTACAATCTATGTTTGAGAGATGGTGTCAATTACAGGGTACTTCTTATGTGGATTTGATCATTCCGTTTGAAACAGAAGAAGAAATTATAGAGATAGTCAAGATAGTTCAGCCTGATATTAGAATAGTAGGTGAGGACTATAAGGATAAAGAATTTACAGGTGATTATCTTTGTGATATACATTATAATCGTCGGCGACATGGATTTTCCACCAGTGAATTAAGAGAAAGGATAAAAAATGGCTAATATACTATATGCTAAGACTGGGCTGAAAATTCCAAAAACTATGTTTGGTCGTGATGGATTCAATAAAGGATTTGATGATGATATTAGATTTCTGATAAATGTTTCCTATAACAATCCAGAGGATAATTTTTATATTATAGGTAATAATGCTTTTGATAAGATTACACCAAAAGACAAAAATAAATTCTTTCCTCATGATAATGTGTTTGATGCTTTTGATTTTTCTAAACGTGAAGAAGCAGAACGTTATATGATTCCACTTGAGTATTTGAATGATAATAATATTGTAGTGGATTATGGTATTATTGCATTGGGCCCTGTTTTAGATAGAAATATACCATATGCTTCTAAATTACCAAATGGAGAATGGGCTAAACCGTTGGCCAGAGGTAAAAATTATATTGCTCCTGTTATCCATACATTGAATGAAACTGGAGTCAAATGGGTAGCTTTATGTGATGATCCAAGATGTCTAAAGGGTGCATATGATTGGTTCAACACTCCGCCTATTGTTTTGTGTCAGATAGATGGTACTATGCCAGTTGAACATATTACATCCTATGATGATCTAACCCTAATTACTTCTGAGATTGAAGTAAAGTATGCTCATGTAGAAAGTGCTGTTGTTATGGATGAAAAGGTTCATTATGTAGATGACAGCTGGTCAACTAGAACTAATAATTTTAGTGTGGCACTGAATGGTGGAAATCATAAAGAGGGGCTTAATTGGGAAAAAAATAGGTTTGGATTTGGTGGTAGGGCTGATAGTAGGTATGGAACATTAAAGGAATGGGTTTTAGATAGTTTTGCTGATTGCGAGGTTTTTGGTAAATGGGGAGAAGATGTTTTGGAAAGCGACGAAAGATTTATGGGTAGTGTGGCTAGATCTAAGTTATATAAGTTGATGCTAAACTGGAAACATAGTCTTTGCATTCCAATCAAGAGTGGATGGGCAACTTCTAAGTATTTGGAATATTTGAAGTGTGGAGTATCGCCTTTCTTATATCCTACTTACGATAATAAGGATGATAAGAAAAATACTAAGTTACAGGATTTTTATCGAGTGGAGTCAACAGATGATTTGAAAGAAAGAGTGCTTTTGGATGATGTTATTCATATTAGAGAGTTGAATAAGGCAATAGATTCTTGTTTGGCTGATGAATTTACATCAGGTCAGTACTTGAATGATGAGGTATATCATTATTTGGGTATTGAGAGAAATATTACCAATGTGAATCGGGAATTGTGGGAAGTAGAGCCAGGATCTGAAACCAAGGGTGTTACAGATTTTTTTGAATAATAGCATATTTTACTTGACAAAGTATGGCAAAATATGGTATAATATAGGAAAAGGGAAAAGGATAGATTATGATAATTACAAGACAGACGATTGATATATTACGAAATTTCAGTACGATTAATTCTTCAATTTTAGTGAAGCCGGGCTCTGAGTTAGAGACTATTTCTCCTATGAAGAATATTCTTGCTAAGTCTAAAGTATCTGAAAATTGGGATCAACAATTTGCTATTTATGATTTAGTGCAATTTTTAGGAATGGTTACATCAGAAGCTCTTGAAAATGCAGAGTTAGAATTTGAATCAGAATGGGTTAATATGTTAAACGGTGATTCTTCGGCTAGATATTTTTATGCCGATGAATCTACTATTGTCAAACCAGAGAAGAAATTGGTGATGCCCGAACCAGAAATAAATTTTGAATTAAGTAAGGCAGCGTTAACTAGAGCTCTTAGTGCGAGTGGAGTTTTATCTAAACCAGATTTAGCTGTTATTAGTGACGGAGAAACTATTTCTATTGTTATTTTAGATAAGAAAGATGATACGTCTAATACTTATAAGTTAGGTGTTGGTGAAGGTAATGGAGATGAATATACAGCGTATTTCAAAACTGAAAATTTGAAAGTATTAAAAGGGTCTTATAATGTAGCTATTTCTAGTAAGGGTATTAGTCATTTTTCAAATCAGGATATTGATTTGGAATATTGGATTGCGTTAGAACCAGATTCGGAGTATTAGAATATGAGAGATAAAGAATTCGCTGCTAAAGAAGATGTTCTTGATATGTTAGAAAGGGTACAGCTTGGTCTTGAACAGATAGAATCTATGGTCAAGGCTGATAGTTATGCATCTAGTAAAGTTGATTATGAGTTGAAATATTTTGTTAGGATTACATCTGAAGCATTTTATTTGTTAAAAGAAATGACTAATTCAGGTTGGACTGAGATTTAAGGAGCATAAACCTATGCGTGAAGAATTTCTTTGGGTGGAAAAGTATCGACCAAAGGTTATATCAGATTGTATATTACCTAGGCCGATGAAGAAAACTTTTTCTGAGTTTGTTAAGAACAAGGAAATTCCAAATTTGTTATTACATGGTAACTCTGGCATCGGTAAAACTACCGTTGCCAGAGCTCTCTGTGAAGAATTAGATTGTGATTATATTTTGTTTAATGGTTCTGATGAAGGGAGAAAAATAGAAAATTTTCATAGTGATATAGCTAGTTTTGCTAGTTCTGTTTCTTTAACGGGAAATAAAAAGTATGTTATTATAGATGAGGCAGATTACTTAAATCCACAAACTATACAACCAGCTATGAGAGGATTTATTGAAAAATTTTCTTTTAATTGTGGATTTATTTTTACTTGTAATTATGTTAGTAAGGTACTACCATCACTTCATTCAAGATGTAGTGTAATTAATTTTAGTGTTGATAGAAATCAGCAACAGTATATCTGTGAAGAATTTATGGGTAGAGTTATTGATATTCTACAAAAAGAAGATGTAAGTTTTAATGAGCAAGTCATTGCTCAATTAATATGGAAATTTCGTCCAGATTGGCGTCGAGTACTAAATGAACTTCAACGTTATTCTGCAGGTGGAGAGATTGATGTAGGAATTCTTTCATCTGTTGAGGATGATAAATTTGAACAATTGATTGATGTGTTGATTAAGAAAAATTTTACTGAAATTCGTCAGTGGGTTGTAGATAATCTTGATACAGATCCATCTACTATATATCGAAAGATATATGATAATATAGTTCATGTTTTAGAACCAGATAGTGTACCTACAGCTATTCTTACTATTGGAGAATATAGTTATAAGGCAGCCTTTGTAGCTGATCAGGAAATAAATCTTATTTGTTGTTTGATAGAAATTTTGAATGGTTGTGAGTTTAAATGATAGATTTATACGGAGATCCAATTCCAGTAGAAGAGCCGGAAGAAGAATTAAAGAAGACGAGTTTATTTGAATTTTTCAATGATATTACTACTAGTAAGTCTAATATTATGAGTGTATTATCTGAAGAACAGGCTACTAAATACGAACCTTATAAGATGAATAAATTTCTATCGCAGTCTGCAGATAGTATTTTGTATGTTAATGATATGAACGGTTTACCGCATTTACCGATTTCTTTACAATATGACTATTTTATAAATAGTATTAGACGAAGAAGCAGACGGCCTGAAAAATGGTTGGTAGATTCTTTTAAGTCTGATAATGATTTAGATGTTGTAAAGGAGTATTTTAATTACTCTAATCAAAAGGCAAAAGATGCTTTGCTTCTTTTGGGTGACAGTGAGATAGAATATATTAAATCAAAAACGTATAAAGGCGGTAAAAAGGAGAATGATACATGATATGGTTGAGGTTCTTCTGGCCCAGCCCGATGATTTTTTGAAAGTGAGAGAAACACTATCCAGAATAGGTGTTGCATCAAGGCATGAACAGATACTGTATCAGTCATGTCATATACTTCATAAACAGGGGAAGTATTATATAGTACATTTCAAGGAATTGTTTGCCTTGGACGGAAAACCAACGGATATATCGGATAATGATTACGAGAGAAGAAATTCGATTATCAATTTACTAGTGGAATGGGAGCTAATTACATTAGTTAGTTCTCAGGAGTTAGAACCAGTAGCACCCATGAACCAAATCAAGATCTTACGATTTGATGAAAAGGATGAATGGGAGCTGGTTGTAAAATATAATATAGGTCGAAAGGCCTAAACCTTTGGGCGTAGGAAACGTCTAAATATATATGAGTTGCCGAAAGGAACTCAAATTTAATTTCTTGCTTATAGGAGAAAAACAATGACAAATTTATTTACAACAATTCAAAGCAAATATGATCCCTATTTCTTGGGATTTAACCGTGTATTCGATCAATTGATTGATTTCGATAATCAAGTTGATAAAAGTCGTGGTAACTATCCACCTTACAACCTGATTCAAGATGGTGATAAGTATACTATCGAGTTAGCTGTTGCTGGATTTAGTGAAAATGATATAGAAATCACTCACGAACCAGAGAAAAGTAGAATTACAATTGCAGGATCTATCGGAACTTCTGATGGCACATATCTACATCAAGGTATTGCTAATAGGAGTTTTAGTAAAACTTGGACAGTTGCTGATTCGGTTGAGGTGTTAGGTGCAGAACTTAACGGTGGTATTTTGCGAGTCGAGTTGGAATCGGTCATACCAGAAGAAAAGAAGCCCAAAAAGATTGCGATTAAAAATCCGCAATTGTTGAGTGAGTAAATCTTAGATGGGGGCTTTAAGCCCCCTTTTCATTAAGGATATATGAAGAAATTTTATACCAACATCCAGCAGCTTGGTGACAAGTTGTTTGTTCGTAGTGTCGAGGATGGCGAGAGAATACGAGAGGAAATTCACGATTTCCAACCTACCTTATTTGCTCCAGAGAAAAAATCAAAATATAAAACCATTGACGGGAAACCAGTGGGCCCAGTTAAACCAGGCTCTATTACGGAGTGTAAGGATTTTATTAAGATGTATGCTGATGTTCCAGGCTTTGAATTGTATGGTTCAACTGAATGGGTACAGCAGTACATCTATGAAACCTTTCCGTCTACCGATTATGACATATCTAAAGTCAGAATTTGTACTATTGATATTGAGGTTGAAAGTGAGCATGGATTTCCAGATGTAGAAAATGTAAATGAGAGAGTAAATCTTATCAGTATTAAGGATAGTCTTAGCGGTAGATGTTATGTAATGGGATTACAGCCTTTCTATACTGATAGGGATGATGTTTCATATTTGTTATGTGACGGGGAAGAAGAATTATTAAGAAAATTCCAAGAATTTTTTGTAGAGTTGAAGCCTGATATAGTTACAGGATGGAATTGTAAATGGTATGATATTCCTTATCTTATTCGTAGAATGAAGACCATGTTTGATGCTAAATTTATCAATAAGTTATCGCCATGGAATAGGGTTAAGGAGCGAACTAAAAAGACTTACAGATTTGCTAAGACACAGGTACAGGAAGAAATATATTATCAAATTAGTGGAGTTTCGATACTCGATAGTTTAGATATGTATAAGAAATTTACCTATACTAATCGAGAGAGTTATTCACTAGACTATATAGGAAAAGTAGAGGTTGGGGAGTCCAAGCTTGATTGGCATGAGATGGGATATACGTCACATAGGGATGTATATAATAATGATTGGAAAACGTGGGTAGAGTATAATATACAGGATGTAGAGCTAGTAGAAAAGATAAATGACAGACTGAATTTGTTAGAATTGATATTACAGACATCATATGATGCTGGTGTCAATTATGAACAAGTATTTTCTCCTGTTGGAATGTGGGATGCTATCATTTATAAGCATTTAAGGGATAAGAATATAGTTATACCACAGAAAAAAAGTGATGGAGAAAAGGTTCCGTATGAAGGTGGTTATGTCAAAGATCCACAGATAGGTGCTCATGATTGGGTAGTATCGTTTGATTTGAATAGTCTATATCCTCATTTGATTATGCAATATAATATTTCACCTGAAACTCTAATGGATACAGAAAAATTGGAGTATGAGGTAGAGGATTATTTAAATCAGAAATCTATACTAGAAAATGAAAATCAGAATGTCACTGCAAATGGTTACTATTATAGTACTGAGAAACAGGGTTTCTTGGGTGAATTGATGCAGTGGATGTACGATGACAGAACAAAATATAAGGAACTGTTACAGAAGGCGAAACAAAGTGGAGATGAACATTTAGTTGCTAAATATGATACTATTCAGATGGCCCGTAAGATTGCACTTAATAGTGCTTATGGTGCGTTAGCTAATGAATGGTTTAGGTATTATGATATTAGATTAGCGGAATCCATTACAAAATCAGGTCAATTGTCTATTCGTTGGATAGAGAAAGAACTGAATCAATATCTGAATGGAGTAATGGAAACAGAGGATAAGGATTATGTGGTTGCTTCTGATACTGACAGTGTGTACTTGGTGCTTGGTGACTTGGTTTCTAAATTTCTTGGATCGGTAACTGATAAAAATAAAATTGTTGATTCTCTGGATAGTTTTTGCAATGATATGATCCAGCCGGTCATAGATGAAGCATATCAGAAACTTGCGGACTATATGAATGCATATCAACAGAAAATGATTATGGATCGTGAGGTTATTGCAGACAAGGGTATCTGGACTGCGAAGAAACGATATATTTTGAATGTATATGACAGTGAGGGATATAGATATGATGAACCAGATTTGAAAATTATGGGAATAGAAGCTGTTCGTAGTTCAACTCCATCTGTTTGTAGGGATAGGATTAAGGAATCTCTAAAGATAGTTTTGAGAGGAACAGAAGAACAACTTCAGGAGTATATATCTGAATTTAAGGATGAATTTTTTGAAATGAATCCAGAGTTGATAGCTTTCCCGCGGTCAGTTTCTGGAATGGATAAATATAGTTGTTCTGCAGGTATCTATCAAAAGGGAACACCTATTCAAACGAAAGGTAGTTTGTTATATAATCATTGGGTCAAGGATAAAGGTCTGGATGATAGATATGAATTGATAAACGAGGGCGATAAGATAAAGTTTACATATTTGAAAGTGCCGAATGTGATTAACGATAAAGTTATATCGTTTCCTTCAAGGTTGCC